ATCATGGCTGGTTTCAATCGTAGCTTTAAGTTCTTTAGATATCTTACGACAATACTCTAGGTGTTTTAGAATTGGTATCACTCTGTTCACATTCTTCTTTTTATAATGTCTCATATTAAAGAAATTATGAGCATTCGTATCTATATTTTCTAGCTGTAATGGTTGATTAGTATCAATATAATGTAACAGATTTACATCTACGATATTGTTTAAAGGTAATAGATGTTTTAGTCTCTTCTTATCTAGCGTGTATTTTGTGGTGGCTGCTTCTAAATTTGGTGTCTCTATGTTCAAGGCCTCACTATGATTGAAGGGCAATATAAACTCATCACCGTTTAGGAATTGAACATATAACAAGCAAATGTCCGTATCCATAGGATGTTTTGTATCATCAGATAATATCGGTAGAACAATACTATCTTTTTTAGAGTATGTTTTTAAAAACGAATCTAGTTGTTCGTTGTTTTCTATTATAACCATTGGTAATACATATCACATAGAATTACCAAATTACATTATTTTTCTTCGATTTAATTTAGCTTGAATATCTTCTGGAGAATTTTTCGGTGGATTCCAAAATTGTAACGGAAATAATATACTTTTTAATAATTCATTTCCACGTATTTTAGACTCATAGTTAATTGTATTTGAATTTAATCTAATAACATCAGATTTTTTACCACTAAGTATCCATGTTAATTCAAAATATCTAAATAAGGTATTTTTATTATTATAATCTTCTTCAGTTATTTCAAATAAATCATCATTTAAATTATTAGCTTTTTGTGTAAAGTACCTTTTAAAATTTCCAATACGATAATCACTTTCTATTGGAAGTGGTATGTATTTTTTAGGATATTCTTTTTTTACTAATGCATTTAAATTAGAATAAGTATAAAAACTGCTTTTATTATTATTTTTTTTTATAATTTTTGAATTACTACCGTGAACTGCACCTGTCATATAAACTTCTCGTTTATTATTGGTATAATGTATATGATATTCTATTCCAGGTCGTACTGAACCGCCATGTGAGTATTTAAATTCTCTTAGTTGAGTAACTCCAGCAAATTCTACTTTAAAATCAGTATTCTTATGTATTTGTACCATATCTTCTTTTAAACTTGGCATTCTATTTTCCTATTTATCTTCATCACTTGAAACAAAACTTTTAGCATAGTTGTAGGCCTTACCACCTAGTGTAACCACCGCACCTATTGGATTCGCCATCTTTACAACTGTTATAGCTTTATCTTTAATCGTTTCAATTTTTTCTTTTGTTTCTTCAGTACGTATTTTATCTTGTTTTTCAGCTTTTCCTAACATAGTAAGAAATTGATCTGCTTTTAATTCTGGAATAGTTTTCCACTTATCAAAAATATTATCCAATGTAGCTCTCATTTTACCAGTTATAGAAGTTGTCCAACCACTACTATCAACCCGATGGTTCACATCAAACATTTGAAATACAGTTTTTGATTGATATTTAGCTGGTAAATATGATGAATGAAATGAATTACCTGGATAGATACCTCCAATGCCATCTATATCTAATTCCAAATCGAATGGTATCATTAGAGGTTGTTTTGACTGTTTCATTATCCCATGTTGAGTTGTTAAGTAATGTATTGAACTTTTGAACGCTGGTTTCATTTCACCATTATCTAAATATTTTGAATTAAAAAGATTTTCAAGTTCACCTGTACCCCATTCATTGTTTTCAAATTTTAATATTTCAGCTAATATAGTTGGAGACATATTATTTGGTATTGGTGGTGGGATAGAATCATCATAATTTGGATATCTTTTATTAAACTCGGTAACTTCTTCTGAAGTTTTTAATGCCTCATTTACTTCTTCTAATTTATCTTCATATGCTGTTCTTATTTTTTCTTGAACTTCTGTAGTATTTAAAAATTTTATAATATTGTCTTTAGATCCATTTACAGTTATTGGTTCTGACGCTTTACCTTCGGATGTTCCGATGTTTGGTGTGGTTCTAAAAGCTAAACCTAATCCACCAAGTTCTTGAGATGCAAATTGATTGAACAAACCACCAGCAGCAACACCTGATTTATCTCCAAATGCATTACCTGGATTATCAAACTCTTTTAATTGATCCATGTTAGCTCCATACATTGTAGTTAGAGCCATTGCATTTGGTATTTTTGCAGTTATATTTTGCCTTTTAACTATACTATCATTTGTCCAAACCGGAAAGAAAAATACACCAGGATTAACTACGTTACCATTTTTATCAAAATCTGGAACTCGTGTTTCAAATCCAGTAGTTTGTTCAACAACTGTTTTATTAAAATCAAAATGTGTAATTTGGTTATCTATTATTTTTACCCTCTGTGTATTTTCTGAATCTACCGTTAACTCAAAATTCCAAAAACTTATATCTTGATTTATCAATATAAACAAAGATTCTAATGCTTCTACAATATTTACAGATTCTACATTAAATCCCTTTGAGGAATCTATTCCAAAAGCTTGTTTTATTAACTTGGTGTTAATCAACATATTTCTAAGGTAACCAGTGCTTTCTATCACAATATCGTCATCATTGCGTACTTCTCCATAATTTTTCATTTCTTCATTATATGCATCTGTGCCTTGTTGAGCATCTAGTTCGTACGCTGCATCATCACCTTTTATATCACCCTTATTTAACATTTTTTCTGCATTATAAGCTCTTTTTTCTATAATTAATTTACCACCATATTTTAAGTCTGTGGTAAAGAGTTCAAATTTATCATTATCATTAACTACCTTTGATAATTTATGTAAATAGTCAAAATCACCTTTTAACTGTCCACTCTCTCCATATGATTTAGTCGATAGTGGTCTAAGTTGACCTGGTAAAATATAGCGATTTATATTAAGAGTTTCTAGTAAAGGATTATTTTTAATCATAACACTTCTAGTGCCTTCTATTGACCTAAATTCTGTTATTATTTTGTTTTTTGTTGTTAATGATAAAAACTTCGATAGTACATTATCTTCAAACCAACCCCAACGAACCCAACCATCTTTCAGAGTGCCTTTGTCATATCTTGTTAAGAACTTATTATCAACCCACCTGAAACTAAAGTATCTACCTGTATTAAGTGCACCATCGACAGCATGTGCATCTGCTTGTATAAAATTACCACTATATTTAGGTAACAGTACTTGTGTATTTAAATAAGAATCAATTTCTTCAATAAATACCTTTAAAGTGACATTAGTGTTGGTTTCCAAGATAGGGTTTTTGTCTACTGATGGATTATTAATATCAATTTCACTTTCTATAGCTTTTGTTAATTTATCAGCTAATTTTTTAGTATTGTCATTAACTGATAAGTTATATGTTACACTTGGATCTAATACTGTTTTATTTGGCATAGTGGCTTCTAAGATACTAACCCCAACACTTGTTATAATGGTCTGACAATCAAATGCACCGTCATCACGTGTGGTAAACTCAAAGTTTGATATAAGACCAACCATCATATCAAAATCACCCTTACCGTTAATTACCTCTTTACTGTAATTTTTATAAGCATCTCCAGTTATGACATAATTTCCAGTTTCATCTGTAGTTAGTAAATTTGGTAAATTTTCTAATGATTTATTATCATATACCCACCCCCAATCTAACATTACTGTTTTACCGTGAGCTAAAAAATGTGGCATGAGTTGATTTAATTCGTCAAAACTCCAACAAGTCCAATTTATGGTTGCAGTTCTCAAGGCTTTAGCACCACCCTTAAAACTTACATCTATAGATTTTATACCAGGCATAGGTCTAAGATTTCTATTTACCGTAACATCATCTTTTATGAAACTTGACGGTGCAAACTCAGACATTGCATGTTCAAGGTTTGATTGTTGTACAGTATCAAATGGCTGTTTATAACTTCGTGGACCATATACATCATCAAATGTTTGTCTTAGTGAAAAATCAGATTTCAAAGAGCCACCTGCTAACGATACTGCATTTACTAATCCAGAAGTCATTCGTGTAAATGTTGTTCTAGTTAGTAGTTTGTCTCTAGTTAATGTATCTGGTCCGATGCTAGCATTAGGAACTGAAATACCGTTACTAAGAACTGACATTTTTTCAAACATTCTTTTTTGGATTTTTGAATGTATTGGTTTTAAATTAATCATAAAAAATTATTTATTTATTTTTTGAAAATCATTTATAACTTTAGTAACATTACCAGGTATTCTTATAACAGTTCCAGATTCTAATGCTACCTTTCCCCTAATTCCATTTGCTTTAGCTATTATCCACCAAAGACTAGAATCTTCGTAAAATGTAAAAGCTAAATTGTCTATCCTATCACCAGTTCTAACCTGAAATAATGTATCGCTATCATGTAATGGAATTTCTGGATAATAAGTTGTTGCATAAACTCTTTGTCCAGATTTATTAAGTTTTCTTTTAGTATTACCATATCTATTCATGTTATGTTAAGTCTCCAATTATATTACTTACACTGGTTTTGAAAGCAGCGCCTGTTTTTGTTTGGCTTATATTTTCATCATTAAATACTTTTGCAAATGAAGTAACACTTCCCCTAGTGGTATCTCCTGTTTTCAGTAAATTACCTAGTTCACCTAAAGGTGACTTTAATTTAGTTTGGTATCTGTCTACAGGAATACTAGGTAGGTCAAATAGTTGTTGAGTTGCATGTAAGTGGTTATCACCTATGTAAGTAAAACTTACATTAACTTGTATATATTTTGGTAATTTAGCGATATCAGTTTCCCAAGTTCCCTCATCCATAACATTATATGTTAAACTTGATATAAATCCAGGCGCGTCATCATACATATCACCAATGGTCAACCTAGTATACGGTGATATCATTCCTCTACCACCTGTAGATGCTGGTTCACTCATATGAGGATATGTTAATCCAGCTAATCTATTCAATTTTAACCATATTGGAGCTAATTCTCTATCAGATTTAGGATAAACATCAAACGTAAATGCAATTTCTCTATCAGTTCCTTGATAAACATGAACCTTATCAGGTCTACCAACATATCGTTCTGATGCATATTCTGGTGAAAATGTATCTGTTATACCACTAAGAATTGCTCTGAATACTATTGGACTATCGCTCCGTATATCATGAAATTTAAATGGTATCCAATCAAGTCTGGTATATTCTTTTCCTTCATAATTAGTTTCGCCATATGGTATTAGGTTAAGTGGATCTACATTAAGATTATTAAAAGCGGTAATATCAAAATTTTTAAGTCTTGCTTTACCAAGTGGGCCTGCAAATTCAGCAAAATCTTTTGCTATTGATTGAGCAGCTTTTGCTCCATCGACTAAATGGCCAACTAAAGGTTCAAGTGCGTCACCTACACTCCCAAATCCTTCTGATAATTTTTTTGGAAATCTTATAGATAACCCACTTATACTTGCTTTTGCAAATGGATTACTCATTTTAGAGAACGGATTTGATACTTTTGAAAATGGATTTTTTATTTTTGAAAACGGATTCTTTACATTAGCTAATGGATTGGTCATACCCGCAAATGGATTAGACATTTCTGCAAATGGATTGTGTACATCAGCAAATGGATTACTCAATCCAGATAAGGGACTGGCTAATCCAGCTAAAGCACTACCAATTAAACCTACAGCACCGGCTCCTAGTTGTATAACATCTGTTGTGATGTTTTGTGCAACTGGAGCTAAATGAACTATAGCAGATGCACTCATAAGAGCAGCTAATTCTTTTACATCATTTGGTAAATCATTTAGATTTGTATGTGTAGCATTTCTATTTAACATCACAACACCTGGTGTGCTAAAAATAGATAATGGGTTATAAGCTTGTGGATTTAGTCTTGCATTTAATGTTTTACTAATAGCAGTTAATCCACTATATTGATTATGTTCTGCTGATGCTTGGTCTACCAATCCATATTTTACAGAACTCACCCTATCAAATGCATTTCTTTTTTGTAAATTTGATTGTTTTATAGCATATATTGATAGTGGGTTTGCAAATGGAAGTAATCTGATAACATCTGATGAGAATCTATCCATATATGTAGCAGGATTTCTACCTAATATACTTTCACCCAATTCAGCTACTGTATCTATTGCTTTTTGCACATAATCTGGAGTATTTATCTCGGTTGGTACTTTAAATGTATCTGCACCCCATTTTTTACCTACAGGTCTAACAATAACTGGTTGATTATTAAAACCAAAAATATTTCTACTAATCTTATCGTTTCTAATTCCTAAAGTATCAGTATCTATTAAAAGTCTTGCATAATACTTATCTAAAAAATTATCTTGATTGTGAAGGTTTAACAACTTTTCTTTAACAGAATCACTTGCTTTTGAATTTATTGTGAATGCAGGAACAAAGTCACCCTTTGAATCTAAAAACAAACTACTTGGTTTTGATATATCTTGTATCGGTGAGTTTGGAGTTCTAAAATTAGGTTCTGCTTTATTTGTTGCAGTATATCTAGGAACAAAGTCACCCTTTGAATCTAAGTATTTTGATTGTGGTATTAAAGGACTGCCTGCATCATTTAAATTATAATCTGTTGGTGATTGTCGTTGTTTTTTTAAAACAAAACCTTGAGCATTAATGTCAATAAAGTAATTTGTTCCAACAATACCACTTGGTTTTGGTATTCTAGTTTGTTCAAATGGCCCAAATTCATCCATAGGACGTTTTAGTGGATTTTCTCTTGATGTCGGTGTAGATGTAATTGGTGGAGTAGTTGGATTCCTATTCTGATTTATTTGATTTGCTATAAAAGCAGCTTCCATTCTATTTTCAAGAGCAGTCATTCCAGATGAGTTACCACCTTGACCACCTGCGCTTGGGCCTAAAGTTGACCTATCTCCCATATTTCCTAAATTTGATTCATTATCGTCTGTTAAAAATGGCATTTAAATTCCTTATTAAGTTGCAGATACACCATCTGAAGTTTTCTTTATGTGTCTACCTAAGAATCCTGATGGACTTGTGTTTTCTACAATTTTATTTAAATGAAAAACTTGTTGTTGTTGTGCATCACCGAATGCATTACCTGCTGCAGCTCCTGTAGCTCCTGCTTGATTACCTCTAACCATTCTAGAAAGACCTTCTACGGACATACCAACTGATTCTGCTAAACTTCTTCTTGCAAGAACATTCATTTTATTAAATTCTGCCTCTGAACCTACTAATCTTTTAATTTCTTTCATCATACCTTCTTGGTCGCCAGATAATGCTAATTGTCTTGCTCTATCAAGATTTATCTGTCTACCTATCATCATTGACGCTTCCATCTGTTTCTCGATTGAAGATTCAAAATCAAGTAAAGATTCTGTTGTTCCTGCTACGTCACTCATACTTAATCCTAACTGTTTCGCAGCCATTGCAGCTTTAATTATATTACCACCACCGTCTTTTGCAAACGATGCAAAATGTTCAGCATTATCTGCAATATCTTTGAATATATCTCCTGGTGCTAAACCAGCTTGTTCTATCATCTGACCAGTCATCTCTATTTGAGATAGTAATGCATCTCTACTAGCTCCAGATATAGATTCCATTAAAGAAAGAGTTTTTGTTAGTTGGTCTGAATTTTGACCACTTCTCATAGCTGTTTGAGCTAATGATAAACTTAAACCTATAGCTTCATCTCTAGTAGCACCTAAATTTTCTCTTGCTGCTAAAAATGATTCTTTTAAATCATCTGATTCTAAACCAGATAATGCAGCAGCTTTTGATAACCCAAAAAATGCAGCTTCTATTTTAATTGCTTCTGCTGCTGATACTCCTAAATCTTTTCGTGTTTCTGCTATTTGTTTAGCAACACCAGATATGATTTTATATACTATCACGAACGCAGCAATTATTAACCCAATTGGCCCGAGAGCTGTAGACATAGCAGCACCAAAAGCTTGTGCACCTTGTGCCATACTAACTAAACCAGGAGCTAGTTCAGTTATAGCACCTCCCATTTTTTCACTATTTTCTAAAGATTCTTTTAATTTCTCAACCTGTTCTTCTGACAAATCAAGATTACCTTCCATTGCATCTTTGTAATCTTCTGCAGCTTTATTTAGATTACTAAAAGCACCTGTTATAGTTCCTAATACAGCACCTTGTTGTTTGTATATATCGGCCTGCTCTTTACCCAAATCATTGAGTTTTTTAGCCATGTCATAGTTATCTTGAGTAACACCTTTAAAGGATACACCAGATTTTTTATAATCGTCTATTGCCATATGATGTCTCTAGTTTACTAAAAGGGCCATTCGCCTTTACTTAACTTTGCTTTTTCTGGTTTAGAAAGGGAACTTTTTTTAGCTTTTGTTTTTAAATATGAATCGATTTCACTACGAGATTTTTCTAAGTCTTTTACTAATTTACCAAACTCAGGATCCTTATTGGATAAATGTTTAAGTACTGCTGGTCGTATTGCACTACCAATAGCTCTAAATACTTTATTAATAAAATCTTCTGTAAGTTGTTCAGTAATTTTTGTATATTTAGCCATAAAATCTCCAATAGTATTAAGTTTTGTACCTCAATAATAAATATCACTTTTTGTATTTATTCATCTCTTTTTTAAATTCATCAGCTTCTTTTTTGTAAAAGGTTTGTAATCTTCTTAGATAGAATGTGCGGAGATATATAGGTAGATTATATACTTCACCAAATGTGAATCCACCTTTAGAATGTAAGATTAATTGAAATATTTCCTCATGTATAGCTAATTTATACTCAGGGGTTAGGCCAAAAAAATCGCACGGTGACTGGAATTGTCACCTCTGTCTCCTTCCCATTAGAATTGACAATAGTAGTTGTCATATCCATATCTGGAGTTATTGTAGTTAGATATTGTCTGAATGCCAATGAATCTCTCGATAAAAACTCATTATCTATGAAATTATTAATATACGACTGTTCAACATTACCATCTACTGATAAAAACATTTTTTTAAATCTAGTAGTTAATTCTGAACTTGTTTCTTTAGATATTTTTTGTTTTGCTTTTAATTCAGATAATATTGCTTGTTCATCTATACCATTTAGTAACCGAAATGTTACTGTTCGTTTTGATGTTGGTAATTCAAATGAAAACTCGTTTATACCTTTAGTAAACTTACCAAAATCAAGATTTATTGGTTCTAATTTAGATAAATCAACTATATGTTCAACTCCGTCATATTCAAACTCATAGTTTTTACCATAACCAAGAATGCGAGCAGCTAACATGATAGCATTCTTATCACCTATCAATAAATCTTTAATATTTATTGTTTTATCTACAATTAATGCCTGTAATAAAACATCAATAACTGTGCCTTGTTTTATTAGATTTTGAGAGGTTAAAATATCCTCTTCTTTTGCGGTCATGTATTTTACTTCTACGTTACCGCTAGATAGAGGGTGACCTTCAACGTAGAAATATCCTTTGGATGGTAAATCTACCATCTCAGTAGGAAATTTGTAATCAGCCATGAATGACTCCTTTATATTGTGTACTTATATATATAACTAATTTTGTTGTAAAACTATTTTATTTTTTTCCGAACTTTTCAGCTGCTGTGACACCAAGTCCAACTACTGAGATATACATAAAACATTCTAATATTTTATCTTTTACCTCAAAGTCTGAAAATGTGTCTGCTCCCCAACTTGCCATCAACATGATGAAAGCTGCGAAACCAACTGTTCTCTTCGAAGAAATCTTTGCTTCACTAGAAAGCATTTCTTGTAAGAAACTCATATATACTCCTTAGAATTGTAAGATTGCGTAATCGTATTTAAGTGTTAGAGTTATTTCAGCAGGATCACTTGAAGCGTAATCTAAATCACCAAAGTTAGCTGTCTCGATATAAGTACCTTTTAATACCCATTCTTCAACAACATCACCAACTGGCCCTAACATATTAAACGTAACATCTTTTTTGTAAAAATCTGAATATCCATCACGGCCTGTTACTGACTCATGTGATAAACGAACCCATTCCATAACACCTTGTGCTGCTGATGGTACAACTGGATCATAAAGAGTAATATCGATTGGTTGCCAAGCACCCTTACCCTTAATATATCTTTTAACGTTAATGTGGTCTAAAACAATTTCTTCAAACTGAATCTGAGGTCTGTTTGCTGTTTTTATCAGATATGCTGGAAGACCTTCTATATACATGATGAACCGATTCTTTGTTTTCGGTTCAAACGGTGTAAACATAATTTCTGATGGATCTAATGTAGCCATTCTTTATTCTCCTAAAAAGCCGTTTTATTTCTACTCATAAATAAATATCAAATAAAGAAATTTTCAATAAAAAGAAAAACCCCTCGTTAGAGGGGCTTTTCATTTATTTAGATTTAATCTAAATTACTCAGGAAATGTTGCTCCTGTTGGTTGTACTACGAAATCAAGTACAATGAACTCTGCAGTTCTTGTAGGTTGGATAAATATCTGACCTACCAATTGATTTCTATCTACAACATCTGCTGTGTTATTAGTATCATCCATGACAACCCTAAAAGCACTTAAACCACTATTAGATTGAACTTGTTCTAAATAAGGGTTAACTATGTTTAAGAAACGATTTCTCAAAGCTTGAGTATTCTGTTCAAATACCAAGTATTTTGAAGTACTTGCAATGAACTTTCTTAAAGCAATTAACAACCTACGAACATTGATTCTATCCAAAGCTGATGGTAGAGATTGTAATGTCTTTTGTCCAAACACCACAACTCCTTGACCAGGAAAAGAAGCAATTGGATTAACTCTGCCTTCATAAAGG